GCATGAAGGAGCTGGAGGCCGCGATCGTATCCGGCCGTTTCCATCATGACGGCAATCCGATCATGACCTGGTGTGTTGGAAACGTGGTTGGCAAGTACCTGCCCGGTAATGACGACGTGGTCCGCCCCATCAAGCAAGGCGATCACAACAAGATCGACGGCGCGGTGGCTCTCATCATGGCCGTAGGCCGCGCACTGGCGAACGCCCAAGTAGGCGAAAGCGTACTGGATACCCTTTCTGACGACGACATCCTGGTGATGTAAATGCGCACTTATCTGATCGACACCCTGGGCCTTGCCGGTTTCGGGGCGATGACCTATGGCCTGTATCTCAGATTCGGCCTGGCTGATGCCCTTATCGCTGCTGGCGGACTGATGTTCGTTATGGCCCTGGCAGCTGCCCGCGCCTCCAAGCGCAAAGCTGGCGGAGGTAAGAAGTAATGCTTGAGTCCCTGTTCGCCCCGGAATCCCGGTCACTTGAGGATCCGAATACACCGCTGACCGGCCAGAACCTGGCGGAGTACTTCGATACCAACATCGGTATCCAGGTGGACAACCAGTCCGCTCTGACTCTATCGGCGGTCTACTCCTGCATCTATGTTCTGTCCTCTTCCATTGGCCAGCTGCCGCTTCACGGGCCACGTTCTTGGTTGGGGCAATGGCTACACGCAAACCGTGCGCAGTCCGAGCGGGGAGCTTCGAGAATTGGTCGCCCGGCGGCCCTGGGAAACCCAGCTGGTCAAAAACGGAAACCGCTGGCTCTACGCCGTTACCGAGGAAGACGAAGGCAGCCGCGCCGTCGCCCTCGAGGACATGATCCACGTCCGTGCCCTGGGCTCCGATGGTCGGACCGGCAAGAGCCTGATCCGGCAACACGCTGAAACCATTGGCCTGGGGCTGGCGGCTCAGCGCTATGGAAAGGACTTCTTCACCGGCGGTGGACGCCCTACCGGCCTGGTCACCGTGAAGAACTCGCTGCAGAAGGACAGCTGGGAGCGCCTGAAAACCGCCTGGAACAACGCAGTCTCGAAATTGAAGGCCAGCGAGAACAAGACGCTGATGCTGCCGGCGGATCTCGACTACAAGTCGATCACCATTCCGCCCGAGGATGCCCAGTTCCTGGAAACCCGGAAGCTGAACCGCTCCGAGGTTGCCGGCATCTTCAACGTGCCGGCGCACATGATCAACGACCTCGACAAGGCCACCTTCTCCAATATCAGTGAACAGGCCATTCAGTTTGTTCGGCACACCATGATGCCCTGGGTTGTGAACTGGGAGCAGGAGATTAACCGCCGGGTATTCACCCGCGCTGAGCGTGCCGCTGGCTACTACTGCAAGTTCAACCTCGCCGGCCTGCTGCGCGGAACCGCGAAAGAGCGAGCGGAGTTCTACCACGCCGCGATCAACGACGGCTGGATGGACCGCAACGAAGCCCGAGTGCTCGAGGACATGAACCCCCGGGATGGTCTGGATCAGATGCTGGTCAGCGTGAACGCCCAGCCCCTGAGCGCCCTGAATCAATCCGACACCCCCAACGATGACGAGGAATCCACCTCATGAGCGAAGTCGAGAAGCGCGCCCTTCTGTGTGAGGTGCGCGCCGAAGAAACCGAGGAAGGACAGCCGGCCCGCATCGTCGGGCATGGTGCGGTCTTCAATAAACGCAGTGAAATGATTCTGGGCATGTTCAAAGAGGAGATCGCCCCGGGCGCCTTCGATGATGTGCTTGGCGACGATGTGCGTGCCCTATTCAATCACGACCCGAACTTTGTTCTGGGCCGAACTCGCAGCGGCACTCTGGAGCTTTCGGTTGACGCTGAGGGTTTGCGCTACGACATCAATCCGCCAGACACCCAGTCCGTGCGGGACCTGGTGTTGGCTCCGCTGACCCGGGGTGACATCACTGGATCGAGCTTTGCGTTTCGAGTTGCGCCTGACGGTGACGAATGGATGGAAGACGAAGACGGCCTGATAGTGCGGACCATCCACCGCTTCAGTCGATTGCTCGACGTTTCGCCGGTGACCTACCCGGCTTACCCGGATGCGGGCGCTGCAAAGCGCTCCCTCGAGGCTCGCTGTGAAGAGATCAAGGGTCTCGCCCAGCGTGCCATCAATCAGCGCCGCGCCCGCGAGCGCTTCCTTGAACTCATCCACGCCTGAAACCAAAACATCGCCCCGGAGGGCACAGCACTATGAAACTCCATGAATTGAAGCAAGCGTACAACGAGCTCGCCCGGAACATGCGCAACCTGCATGACAAGATCGGCGATAACACCTGGACTGACGAGCAGCGCAGCCAGTGGAACGACTGGAAGCAGAAGCTCGACGGTTTCGACGAGCAGATCAAGCGCGAAGAAGCACTGCGGGATGCAGACCAGCGCTTCGTCGAAGATAACGAAGAAGAGCATCGCGACAACCTGGACAACGAAGAGCGCGGTGGCCAGTCCATTGATGAGCAGCGTGCCCAAGCGTTTGACGGGTTCCTGCGTCAGGGAATGTCCGAAATGTCCGCGGAGCAGCGCCAGATCTTGCGCGAGATGCGTGCTCAAGCCACCGACCCAGACACCGCTGGCGGCTACACGGTACCAACCGAGATGCTGAATCGCATCCACGAAGCGATGAAGGACTACGGCGGTCTGGCCAGCGTAGCCCAGATCCTCACCACTGACAGCGGTCATACGCTGGAGTGGCCCACCTCTGACGGTACCGCTGAAGAAGGCGAGCTGATCGGCGAGAACTCTCAGGCATCTGAGGGTGACGTGGTGTTCGGTATCAAAAACCTTGGCGCCAAGAAACTCAGCTCCAAGGTGATCCGCGTTTCCAACGAGCTGCTGAACGATTCGGGAATCGACATTCAGGGCTTCCTGGCAAGCCGTATCGGTTCCCGTCTCGGACGCGGTGAGGCCAAGTTCTTGGTGCAAGGTACCGGTGCTGGCACTCCCGAACAGCCCACTGGCCTGCAAGCGTCGGTGACTGGAGCATTGATCCGGCTTACCGCCGCGCTGCGAATTTCCGCATTGGTCTTAACGACAACACGCTGAAGCTGATGACGGAAATGGAAGACTTGCAGGGCCGCCCTCTGTGGCTCCCAGCGGTATCGGGTGCAGCACCGGCCACAATCCTCAACGTGCCTTACTTTGTGGACCAAGGTATTGCCGATATCGGCGTGAACGCTAAGTTCATGTACGCCGGCGACTTTGCCCAGTTCATCATTCGCCGGGTTCGTTACATGGTGTTGAAGCGCCTGGTTGAGCGCTACGCCGACTTTGACCAGACCGGCTTCCTCGCCTTCCATCGCTTTGACTGCGTGCTGCAGGATGCTGCCGCGATCAAGGCACTGCAGGGCGCTGCCACTTAATCCACCGGGCCGCCTTGAGCGGCCCCTGAACTGACGGAGCCGACATGCTCGAGCTGGACATTATAAAGCAACACGTCCGGCTCGAGCCGGACTTTACCGAAGACGACACACTACTCGACACCTACTCAACCGCAGCACAGCGCCTGGTCGAGAACCACACAGGCCGAACGCTGTATGCAACGCAGGGAGAGATCCCGACTCAAGACGACATCACCACGGCCATGCTTCTGCTGATCGGCCATTGGTACGCCAACCGGGAAAGCGTTGTTGTAGGAACCATTACCTCTGAATTGCCCATGGCGGTGGAGGCCCTGATCGCGCCATACCGCCACTTTCATTTCGCGTAGCGAGGAATAGCTAATGGCACGCAAACCCAGCAAAACAAAGCAGGACCAGGCGACTGAGCAACAGACAGTCGATCCTGAACAGGTCGAAACCTCTGAGGCTGAAACCCAGCCAGAAACGGTCGACGGTGAGCCGAATGAGCCCGAGACCCAACCGGCAGTTGAGCCACAATCCGAGGCTGCAGGGTCCGAAGAACAGGAAGGAAAGCCGGCCGCCAGGACGAAAGCGCGGATGGTTGAGGCCACTCTAAAAACCCGCCATTGCCGAGGCGGCATCTGCAAGGAGGCCCAGGAGAAAATGTGGATGACTCAGGGCGAGTACGAGCGCCTGAAAAAATACGACCGGGTAGAGTGAAATGAGAGCTGGCCAGCTGCGGCACAGGATCACTATCGAAAAGCCTGGCCAGACCCAGGACCCCGCAACCGGAGAGATGATCCCGGGCTGGGAGGTCGTGGCTACTGTATGGGCTGCCAAGCGGCCTTCCAGCGCCCGGGAGGTCAAGCAGTCCCAGGCAGGCCAGTAACCCTGCCCTACAGCGAAGGCGTTAACGATGGCAGCTGATGGGGTGAACTATAAGTTCAACGGCCTGCCGGAGCTCCTCGGCAAGCTGGACGGCCTCGAATACGACCTCAAGCGCAAGGGCGGACGTTTCGCACTTCGCCGGGCTGCCCAAGTTCTCCGGGATCAGGCGCGAGCCAATGCTGAGCGCGTGGATGACCCGCGAACGTCAGAGAACATTGCAGCGAATATCGTCGAGCGCTGGTCGGGTCGAACTTTCAGAAAGACCGGCAACATGATGTTCCGAGTGGGTGTTCTTGGCGGTGCCCGCCAGTATGCCAACACCAGGGAGAATGTCCGGAAGGGTAGGGCTGGACAGACATACCGGACGGACGGCAGCTCCGGGAATCCCGGCGGCGATACCTTCTATTGGCGTTTCCTCGAATTTGGTACAGAGGATGCGCCCGCGCAGCCAATATTCCGGCCGGTGCCGCAGCAGGCAGGCCAGCAAGCCGTGTCCGTGTTCGCCAATGAGTATTCCAAAAAGATAGAGCGAGCCCTTAAGCGGGCCCGGAAAAAAGCAGGTGTGAAATGAGCATCAGGATTGTTTTGCCATCCGGTAAAGCCCCAAAGGCCTGCCGGGTAACAAAGATCTACACCGAAGATGGC